AACCCAATTTTATTTACGATTCGTATATCAAACTTCGTTGTGCTCGTCCGATGCCGGTATTTGGTGTCCCTGGCATGATTGATCACTTCTAAGGAGGTTTTATGGGTATTTTGTCTGATCTTGGAGGTGGTCTTGTTGGTAAGGCTGTCGATATTTGGTCGGCTCGTGAGGCGTCTAAGGATGAGCGTGCCTTTACTGAACGCATGTCTAATACGTCTTATCAGCGTGCTGTGGCGGATATGCGTGCGGCTGGACTCAATCCGATGTTGGCGTATCAACAGGGTGGTGCTTCGACGCCTTCTACTTCTGCCGCTTCTACCGGTGAGCCTCTGATGTCGTCGGTTGGTTCTGCGACGCAGCAGCGCCGTCTCCGGAGTGAGATTGCTTTGTTGCAACAGCAGACTAACAAGACGATGCATGAGAGTGATCGTGCAAGGTCTGAGTCTCAGTTGGCAGAATGGACTAATAATGTTGTCCGTGACAATCGTAAGGCGTTTGAGAAGGGTGTTATTGCACCATACATTATGCAGGATGCTGGTATCGCTTCCGCGAAAGCGGAGCAGAAGTTTTGGCAAGATGTTGGCGAGGGTGGTAAGGCCATGCAGTTTCTTGCGCCCTTCTTGCAGATGTTTATTCCGAAAGGTTCTTATCGTGTCCCTGGTAAATGATAAAGGAGAAATTTTATGCGTAAGGTTATTTCTGATCGTATCGACCCGAAAACCGGTGAGGTTGTTGGGCGTCGTGTTCAATTTATTTGTGAATCGCCGTCTCGTACTAAACAGGCGATGAAGGATGAATGTGATATTAATTCGATTATGAAACGTTTTGAACGCACGGGTACTATCACGCATTTGGAGAAGCGTGCTGCGTATTTTGATGATGTTTCCCAGGTGCCGGATTTTGCCACGGCTATTGCTGTTGTGAGTCAGGCTGAGGCTATGTTTATGTCTTTACCGGCTACGTTGCGTAAAGAGTTTGACAATGACCCTATTCGTTACGTTGAATTTTGTGCGGATCCGGTTAATTTGCCTCGGCTGCGTGAACTTGGTTTGGCGCCGCTTGAGCCAAAGCCTGTTGTTCAGCAGGTTGAAATTGTCAATCCTGCCCCGGTGTCGCCATGAACGAGGATGAGGCATTTTCTCGCGGTGAGCACGTGTCTTTGTCTGCGCATGAGATCGCAGTCCAGGAGTTTGCCCTGGCTGTTTATCGCTACGCGATGTGGGTTAAGGGATCTGTTACTTCGTGGGTGCGTACACATGAGCGTAATATTGCGGTGGGCGGTTGTGTTGCTGCTGGTCGTCCTGGTACTTCCTGCCTTGGGGCGTCTGCTCATCTTGTTGGTTTGGCCGCTGACGTTCGTTTAGATCGGTTGGATATAGAGCCCGATAATCGGGCGAAAATTGCCCGATCATATGGCTTGCGGCTGGTGGTCGAGTCTGACCACGATCATCTTGAGCTTCGTCGATAGTCTCCTCTTGTGGGGGTTGTGGGGAAATTGAAGGGGCCCTTTCGGGCCCCTTTTTTTATGTTGTTATTTTGTGTATGCACTTAGATTTCAAGTGCGCTTCTAATAGTTTGCATATTTTTTCTCCGCTGTATTGCAGTATGTAATCGTGTCCTGTGAATCTGAATACTACGCTTTTGTCGAGGAATTCGATTGTTACTACGTTGTCGAGGTTGATGTAATCGTTGTCGATTGCGATGAGGTTCATGTTTCTACTCCTGTCTGTTGTTGAGGGGACTTCACACCCCGCAGACAGTTATTAGCAAACCGCGTGACAGGCCCGCTGTTGGCCTGGCACGTGGTTTGCGCGGCCGAAGGCCGCGAGGCCCGTCGAAGGGCCGTCTATGGCCGCCTCTGGCGGCCTTCTGCACAGTTCATTACTTGATGTAACTGTGCTGAGTGGTCCCTTTTTTAGGGTCCACTCTTTTTTTGTTTATTTTCAATATGTTATGTGGCGCGTGCGTTTTTCGCGTGCGTCTGCTATGCTTTTTGTTATGTCATATCAGTTGGATATGTTTGATTCTCATCCCTGGACTAAGTCAGGGTGGATTCCGATTTGTTCTTGTTATGTAGTTGGTTCTCGTTGGTTTGTTTCTGCTGGTCCTTTGGTTGATGGTGTTAGGATTGCGGTTCATTCTGATCCGCGGTGTGTTCATAAGCAGTTTTGGAATGAGGAGAAAACAAATGCGTAATCGTTCCCGTATGTCTCGTCGTGGTTCTCGTCGTCTTTTTTCGAATCGTTCTGGTGTGCATCCGCGCAATTCGCAGAATGCGGTGCCGATGCGTGGTGGTATCCGGATGTGAAGCAACAGTGGGTTGTTCAGGCTTGGCGCCTTATTGCTGCTCTTCAGCGTAATGGCGGTTTTTCTCGTTTTGCGAATCGTTTGTATTCGCGCTGATGCCTTGTTATCACCCTTTGACAGCTTACCGTTCTCTCTCCCAGGGCGGTAAGGTTGTCTTTGCTGCTCCTTCTCCCTTTGCTCCTGAAATTCAACTCCCTTGTGGTCAGTGTATAGGTTGCCGGCTTGATCGCTCCCGCAAGTGGGCTATTCGTTGTGTTCATGAGGCTTCCATGTATGAAAAGAATTGCTTTGTTACTCTCACCTATTCTGACGTTCATCTCCCTCGGACTGGCTCTCTGGAGAAGCGTGCGCTCTCGGACTTCATCCGCCGAGTTAGGAAGCGATTTGGTTCCGGTATCCGTTTTTACGCCTGCGGTGAATATGGTAGTGAGTTTGGTCGACCGCATTTTCACGTTTGTTTCTTCAACTTTGACCCTCCTGACAAGTCTCTGTGGAGCGTGCGCGACGGTGTTCGCCTCTATGTTTCTGCTGATCTGGATGATCTGTGGGGTCTTGGTTTTGTTACTGTTGGTGAAGTTAATTTTGAGTCCGCTGCTTATGTTGCGCGGTATGTAATGAAGAAACTGACTGGGCCTGCGGCGGATGCTTTGCAGGCCGATGGTGCTCCCGGCCCGTATTCTCGTCTTGATGAGGAAACGGGGGAGATTGTTCAGGTTCAGCCTGAGTTTAATTTGATGTCTCGTCGCCCAGGTATTGGTAAGCCGTGGCTGGATAAGTATATGTCTGATGTGTATCCGGATGATTTTGTGGTGCTTCGTGGTGTCAAGATGAAGCCGCCGCGTTATTACGATGATCAGTATGGTAAGGTTTTTATTGACGCTCATGCAGATATGAAGCAGGAGCGTCGTGCGGTTGGTCGAAAGCGGGCATGGGATAACACGCCCGCTCGGCTGAAGGTGCGTGAGAAGATCACGCGAAGTCGTTTAACTCAACTCAAGAGGTCTGTCGAATGAAACTTAAAATGTTTTCAGTGTTTGATAGTAAGGTCTCCGCGTATATGAATCCGTTCTTTGCTCGTTCTACTGCGGAGGCTATTCGAATGTTTTCTGATGCGGTGGGTAATCCGCAGCAGGGTTTTTGTAAGCATCCTGAGGATTACACGCTGTTTGAAGTTGGTTCTTGGGATGATCAGACTGCGGGTATTGATCTATTGCAGACTCCGCATTCTTTGGGTAAGGCGATTCAGTTTGTTCAGCAGGAGTCTCCTGAATTGCTTCGTGCTCTTAATCGTGGTGTTGTGGAGGTGGTCAAATGAAACTTAATTCTGTTATGCAGCATTCCTTCTCCCAGGTGCCGAAAGCGCAGATTCCGCGCTCGACGTTTGATCGTTCGCATGGTTACAAGACCACGCTTAATGCGGGTGATCTGGTTCCTATTTATACTGATGAGGCATTGCCGGGTGATACCTTCACGTTGAATTTGACGGCATTTGCCCGTATGTCGACGCCGCTTCGTCCGATCATGGACAACCTTGTGATGGATTTTCATTTTTTTGCGGTGCCGATTCGTTTGATTTGGCGTAATTGGCCGCATTTTAACGGTGAACAGGTGTCGGGTTCTCTTGACCCGGTAGGTAGTACTGATTTTATTTGTCCGACCATGACCTCACCGGTGGGTGGATACCAGGAAGGGTCGCTCTCTGATTATTTTGGCATTCCCACGGAGATCGCCAGTCTGGAACATGTGTCGTTCTGGCATCGTGCTTACAATCTTATTTACAATGAATGGTATCGTGACCAGAATCTACAGGACTATCTCGTGGTCGATACGGATGACGGCCCGGATGACCCTGCTGACTACGTATTGAAGGTTCGTGGCAAGCGTCACGATTATTTTACTTCGTGTCTGCCGTGGCCGCAGAAGGGTGATTCTGTTGTGGTTCCCCTGGGCACCTCGGCGCCGGTTAAGATGGATACTTTTTCCGGTACGTCTGCGGATGGTAATTTTGCTATTTTGAATCGTGATGCGGGTGGCGCTTATCGTACTTACAGTTCGGCTACTAGTGGTACGTCTGGTGCCGCGATTGCCAATCCGTCTGAGCACAATTTGTATGCTGATCTATCGACGGCAACGGCAGCAACTATTAACCAGTTGCGTCAGTCTTTTGCAGTTCAGAAGTTGTATGAGCGTGATGCGCGTGGTGGTACTCGCTACACCGAAATCCTTCGGGCTCATTTCGGGGTCGTCTCGCCTGATCAGCGTTTACAGCGTCCTGAATATC